CTTGCTTTCTATCATATCACTCATTGGGATATGATTACCAGGGTCCTCGAATCTAATTCGTCCGACGTACGTCGTTCGTTGTTCGTGGTTGGCTGTCCTCATTTGATGAAGTTCAGACGATTTTGTGGTCTGGTTGGGAAACCCTTTGGGGTTTCTCTTCCGTTCCCTGTCGTCTGCGGTGATTCTTCTGAGGCTCGATTGAGATTTCTCAAGTCGTTCTGTAGTGGACTTCTTGAGGGAGATGTTACTCACCCGTGGTATAGCACTACAGCTCGTCTGTCTCTTATGAGTCGGATGAGTATAGCTATGTCACTATTCCTTTATCGCAAAGCCCTCCCCTCTTTACCCCCCCCTGTGTTGCCGTATCTTGAGATGATGTCGAAGCCCGGGTCTCCGCCGGATCCTGGCTTCCTGAGATACGTCAGACGTGAAGTACCACTTATGTTTAGGCATGGGTGGGACTCTGTGCTTTATCCCAGTGCTTGCTTGTCAAGTACCGTGCCAATAAAGTCATGTTTACAGAGGAGTTTGAAGAAGGGTGGTAGTAGATTAGAGGTGATTGAGCGTCATGGGGGTAGTACTGCCCATCATGACTTCGTTATGAGACTCCTCTCGGAGGAGAATCCAATATCACTTCTTCCGTCCCGCGTTAACGCGGTCGAGACGGCGGGAAAGCAGCGCATCGTCTCCACAGGCGATTCGGAGATGAACTTGTTTCGTCCTCTGCATTCCGCGATCTACAACAAATTGTCCCAGTTTTCCTGGCTTCTTCGTGGCGAGGCGAAGCCATCGCGATTCAACGACTTCACAAAAGTCGACGGCGAAGTGTTCACTAGCGGCGACTACGAGTCCGCTACTGATAATCTAAATTCAGAGGTACAAGGGACCATACTTGGCCTGATTTTAGATAACACGGTTGCCGTCCCGAAAGGGATACGCGATTCGGCCCTGAGCACTCTTCGGAGTAGGATGAGCTGTAGGGAATCTAACGTCGTCTTTCAACAGAGACGTGGACAGTTGATGGGCAATCTTATATCCTTCCCTCTTCTTTGCATTGTCAATTACCTAGCGTTCCGCTACTATACCGGGGACACTAGAGGCAAAGATCCGAGGTATCCCGTGCGGATAAACGGAGACGATATCGTCTTTAGGAGTACTCCTGAAGTGTCCGATCGTTGGATGGAAGGTGTTAAGGGGAGCGGTTTAGTCCTCTCTCGAGGCAAGACGATGGTTCATCGTATTTTCTTTTCACTTAACTCAATGCTGTTCAAGGCATTGGGAACACGCGTCATGTTGGTCCCTGTGATTCGAAGCACTGCTTTTGGTTTTTCCGCAAGGGAAGGCAGTGTGGAGAGTCTCAGGGGGCGGTGGTCATCTTCCTTCCCCGGCTTTTCGGGTCGTCGGAGGTCGATGTTGCGTGTGGAATGGCTTAAGTGGAATAGGAAATGGATCGTTGCTTCGCGACGATCCCTTGCTCGGGGACTAGGTTTGAATGTCACCGAGTCGGAGGTTCGTATGTCAGGTCTGTGGTCGAGGGAGTGCTTTTACCTCTCGATGGAACGGGAAACCGCTCTGCCTGTGAAGAGATCAGTTCTCGATCAGGTACTTCGTGTGCCACACGACTGGATGCCCCGGCGCGTTGAAAAGATAACGAAGGAAATGAGGAAGAAGATGCGCGGAATCGCAGGTGCATTTGTGGAATGTGCTTGGTCAGAGGTTCGTGGCATTTTTGACGACTCGGATTACCGAGATCGCGTTGACGATTCTCCAAATTGGCTGGGGGAACAACGGGATTCGAGGAGGCAGTGTCGCTTGTTGAAGCTTTCCGCAAGGAATGCTTATCGGTTCCTTCGTCCTACCCTTCCGGGGGCTAGGATGTGGGATGCGAATAAAAATAAGCTCGTGCACGTTCCATTTCCTATTAGTAGGTTCTGGAAGTCTGTCCGATGTACAATCTGGGAGCCAGCCTCGGCTTCGTTCGAGGAGAGAAAAGAAATAGACGAGGGGGTAGACGGCGGTATAGACTGGTCTAAGACCAGGATGTATCCTCCGCCGTTTTAGGTGAGAACGATCATGGTGTTGCCTTAGCCGGTAGAGTTAGCCTTTCAGCGGGGCGCTCTTTAGAAATGGCCCTCCTGGCCGGCCGTGTGCTATAAACCTTGAGACCCTGGGCATCAGGGTGTGATCAAACTAGTGCAAAGAAAACTAGGCTGCATTGTGCTGCAGTAGCGTGTCATGTTCGTACCTCGCAAGGGTACGTGCTGCGACATGGGGGTTGGAACCCCCCGCGCTGCTGGGAGCCTTCGGGCGACCAGGGTTCGTCCCTGGGTGCTTTGTAGCGTAGGAAGTAATTGCTTTCCGTCACTGACGTTGATAGCCTCCCCTCCGAAACAGGCCTAAGCAGCCAAAGAAAAGAAAAAGCTCAGCCTCTTATATTCAGGCTTGAAATCCCCGTCTTCGCGAGGGATGCA